AACAACAATTAATGATTTACGTAGAGCATTTCGTTTACAAGAATGGCTTGAAAAAAACGCACGTGGTGGAACACGTTATATAGAGAATATTTTAATGCATTTTGGAGTAAAAAGTAGCGATAAAAGGTTACAACGACCAGAGTACATTACAGGAGTTAAAACACCAGTAGTAATCAGCGAAGTATTAAACACAACTGGATTAAGTGATGAAACGCCCCAAGGTAATATGGCTGGACACGCAGTAGCAGTAACAACAGGAAAATATGGTACTTATTTTTGTGAAGAGCATGGATACATTATCGGAATTATGTCCGTTATGCCAAAAACTGCTTATCAGCAAGGAATTCCAAAAACATACCTTAAAAATGATCCGCTTGATTTCTTCTGGCCTTCATTTGCACATATTGGAGAGCAACCCGTAACACAAAACGAGCTTTATGCTTATACTAACAACGGACCAAATACATTTGGTTATGTACCCCGTTATGCAGAGTATAAGTTTATGTCAAATCGAGTAGCGGGAGATTTCAGAACAACTTTAGCTTATTGGCACTTAGGAAGAATTTTTAATGTAGATCCTACCCTATCTCAGCAATTTATTGAGTGCGCACCTGAGGATGTAGACCGCATTTTTGCGGTAACAGATGATCCAGAAGGAACAGACAATTTGTATTGTCAAGTATTGCATAAGATAAGAGCGGTAAGACCTATGCCTAAGTTTGGAACGCCAATGTTCTAATATATGAGTACTAGATGTCAAACACCATTCCATAAAAAAATGGAAATAGTTAAAGGTGTAGAAACAGGATATATGCCATTTCCATGTGGGAAATGCCCCGCATGTGTAAGACGCAGAGTATCTGGATGGGCATTTAGACTAAACAAACAAAGTGAGCAGAGCAATTCTGCTCACTTCGTTACTCTTACTTATAATGATGATCATATTAAAACCACCAAGAATGGTTTGCAAACACTTGTTAAAAAGGACGTACAAGATTTTTTTAAAAGGCTTAGAAAATTAACTAAGGAAAAAATATCTTATTACGCAGTAGGAGAATATGGCGACACCGGCGACAGACCACATTATCATATAATATTATTTAACGCAAACCCTAAAATAGTAGAAAATGCCTGGAAGCTTAATGATATTTCTCTTGGTAACGTGCATTTTGGTGATGTTGGTGATGCCAGTGTTGGTTATACTCTTAAGTATATTAGTAAGGACAAGAAAATTCCCCAATTTAATGGGGATGACAGACAAAAAGAGTTCGCAATCATGTCTAAAGGATTGGGTGCGGGATATCTCACCAAAAATATGATTAAGTGGCATACCACCGGAAACATAGAAAAAAAAGTGTATTTACCACTCAAAGACGGCAAGAAAGCCGCTATGCCAAGATATTACAAGGATAAAATTTATGATCAAGATTATTACTTAGATGAAAACGGAAACAAAGTAAGGTCTAAGGCCCAAAGATTTAGAATTGGAGTATTTATGCGTGCAGAATCGCAAAAACAGGTAGATCAACTACAGAAAAAGTATGGCGATTTGTACTGGTATAAACATGCAGAAGAAACCGCAAACGATTTTAGAAGAATGGCAAAAAAATCAAAAGAAAGACAAAAACCATTTAAAAAAGAAAAATTAAAAGCAAGATTATGACACACAAAGGAGTATCAAAAAGACAAAAAGAGTACAAAGGTCAAAGTAATTTTGGCGAAAGCAAGACAGTACCTGATCAGTCAATGACATTACGCGAATTATTAATTCGCTATGCTAAAGGTTTACCATTAGAAGGTCAAAAAACCCCAATTTGGGAAGGAGAGGAAGGATTTGATATAGATCCACAAAAGTTAGATTTAGCAGAAATTGAAGAATTACGCGAAAAAGCAGAACAAGAATTAAAAGATATTAACAACCGCGTAAAAGAGGAAGTAGAAAAGAAAAGAGCAAAGAAACGTACTACAATTACAGATATTAAAGATGAAAATGAACAAAAATCTTAAACAACGTTTAAGATGTTCTAAAATCTTTGATTTTAGACAGATTAAACGGAAGACAAGCGTAGCGCGTCAGCAAAGGAAAATAAGCACTAATACACCCTTGATATATTAGTGCTTATTGACACTAAGTGTAAAAAAGCGACAAATGACGACAAGGACACGAAGCGCAGCGACAAGAACGAGGAGTAGCAAAGAGCAAAATAACAATTAGTGTAAACACTTAAAACTAAGTATATGCCATTAACATTACCAGTAGCGTCATTAATAGCAGGAATAACAGGAGCAGCAGCAAACACGTTTTCAACGTTATCAACAAATAAAGCTCAACGTAAGTGGAACGAAGCAATGTATAATAGACAACGAGAAGATGCTTTAGCAGATTGGGCAAGAACAAACCAGTATAATAGCCCATTGGCACAGATGCAAAGATTAAGAGAGGCTGGATTAAACCCCCATTTAGCATATGGAGGAGGACCAAATTCAGTATCGGCACCTATAAGAGGCACAGATGCAAAGACATGGAACCCACAGGCACCGGCATTTAATTTTGGCCAAATTGCTGATCAATATATGAATGCAAAACAAGCTGGTGCTAGTATTGACATAATGCAAGAACAGAAGCAAAAAATTAAGGCAGAAGTTAATCAAATTGATGCTAATACTTTAAGAATTTTATCAGATACAACAGGAAAGGATATAACGAATAAGTATTTAGCTCAAAATATCGAAAGTCAAATTGCGCAAAGAGATGCAAGTAAAGTCAAATTAGAAACAGATACAGCTATTGCTTTAGACAGAAATGAACGAGAAGCATTAAGGAATTCAAAAAATATTGAATATACTACTCAGCAAATTATTGAATCAAAACAAAGAGTTGCTAAAAGTCAACAGGAAATAGAAAATTTAAAAGAGGCAAAAAATGTATTAGTTCAAGAAGGAATTTTAAAAAAGATTGAGGCAATGCACCAGCAAATGGGTATAGATAACTCATTCACTACAACAGAATGGTTAATAGCTCAATTTATTTATGATCCAAAGACCGCAACAGAAAAGCTAAACAATTATATTAAAGCTTTAGAATATATATCTAAGGAAGGAATTAAGACAACTGGCAAATCTTTATTGGAATTAGCTCAATCAATATTTGGAATTAAGTAAAAACAAACCCCCTACCCGATAGGGTAGGGGATATCCACATATGTGGAAAATTAATTATATTTGATATGACTTAATTAACTGATATTTAATATAGTATAAATTATAGGAAAAATTGCTAATAAATACTAATAAATACTAAAAAACACAACTATGCGTAGACGCCTTTATTCAAAGAGAAACCGCAAACGCCGGTCAAAAACTAAAAGACTTCGTAAATATTATGTAAGTCGCGGAGGTATTAGATTATAAACCTATATAAACAAAACCAATCAAAATGGCAAACAAAAACCTATTTAACTCGGTTGAAGTAAGCAAACCGAAGAAAAATGTGTTCGATTTAACACATGATGTAAAAATGTCAAGTAAAATGGGACAACTCACGCCTACATGCGTGATCGAATGTGTACCCGGAGATATGTTTAACATTGGATGCGATAGTTTAATTCGATTCGCACCATTATTAGCCCCAGTAATGCACCGCATGGATGTAAGTATGCATTATTTTTTTGTGCCAAATAGGATAACATGGGAAAACTGGGAAAAGTTTATAGTAGACGCAAACACTAACCACGTATTACCTTATTTAGAGTATTTACCAAGTGCAACTGCAGCAGAAAAAAAGTTTCTTGATTATTTGGGAGTACCCCCAAACAATAGCAGCCCAGCTGTTTCACAAAATATTAACGCTTTACCATTGGCTGCATATCAAGCTATATATAACGAGTATTATAGAGATCAAAATTTAGTACCCGAAGTAGATTATAAATTAACAGACGGTAACAACATTGCAACAGCAGCAGATTTATTACAAATGCGTCTTCGCGCATGGGAACATGATTATTTTACAAGTGC